TAAATGCTCCAACAAATATATACAAGGAGATGTTAAAAGAAACAACGGCGGACCTAGTTCTTGGAGTATGGGAATGCGGAGAAGATTTAAAGGGCCGTGTTGGACAAGTGTTGGTATCAAATGGAAAGGTTTTGGGCTCGGAAGATAAGGTAGACGACTGTAATTATCCAGATATGTGGGGGACTATGCTATTTCGAAAGAATATGATAAGATACATAGATCCTAAGCTAGACCATCCAGGAAAACAAATAAAAGAATGGATTGACGAAAGTTCCAATATTAGGGCGGTAAGACCAGGCGGAAGATATATGGATATCGGTACACTAAGAGGACTAAAACAGTTATATAAAGAAATGGATGCATAATGTTAAAGCCAGTATTTGAAGATGTAACAAACTTTAATTGCAGTGACTTGTATTTAAGATCTGTTGGCGCACCAGCTGGAAATAAAATATGGGGAACCTGTCATGAAATTGCTCACATGCTTATTGAAAAGAATATATCCTATGGCAACTCTGCCCTTGATCCAGCAAGAATATTTTCGACGGCGGATTCAGCAGAACAATTAAAAGTTCGTATAGATGATAAACTAAATAGAGTAAAGAATAACCAAGGATACGCTGGGGATAATGATATTGATGATTTAATTGGATACCTTATTCTGTATAAAATAGCCAAATCCAGTTGATTTTTTAGTCGACTAAGAGTATACTCTACTATATGTCCGAAATTGAATTAGCCGATCACTTTGATCGCATGAACGTAGTAGTCTCAGAACTGCTTAAGGGAAACAACCCAACCCAAATTGCCACCGTAACAGGCTTTAAGAGAGCCGAAGTGGTCGAGTTGATAGGTGAGTGGAAGAGCGTCGTTCACAACGACACAGCGGCCCGTGAAAGGGCTAAAGAGGCTATCTCTGGAGCAGACCAACACTATGCAATGCTTATTAAAGAAGCGTGGAAAACCGTTGAAGATGCAGATCAGGCGGGACAACTAAATGTTAAATCAGGAGCACTAAAGCTTATTGCCGATATCGAAGGTAAAAGAATTGGAATGCTTCAAGAAGTAGGTTTGCTAGATAATGCTGAGTTGGCAAATCAAATTGCAGAAACAGAACGTAAGCAAGATATCCTTGTTAAAATATTAAAAGAAGTTACAGCCTCATGTCCTAAATGCAAGATGGATGTTGCAAAGCGCTTATCACAGATTACTGGAGTGGTAGAGCCTATAGAGATTATAGAGGAAGTTAGTGGATCTTAATTTTAATGATTTAATTGATATGCTGGATGGCGAAGAGTTTGATGAACGCCCAGTAGATCTAAGAACATTTGTTCAAAGCCCAGATTACTTGGGCCTGCCACCATTATCTGAATATCAGTATACTCTTATTGAAAAGAGTTCACAGATTTATAAAGAGTCAACTTTAATTAAGTTGTTTGGCGAAGAAGAAGGCGTTAGAATGTTTAAGCAAACAGCCAATGAGGTTGTTGCTCAGTTAGGTAAAGGATCTGGAAAAGATTACTGCTCAACTATATCAGTTGCCTATATAGTATATTTACTATTGTGCCTTAAAGATCCAGCATCATATTACGGAAAGCCTCCTGGAGACTCAATTGATATTATCAATATTGCTATTAACGCACAGCAGGCAAACAACGTATTCTTCAAAGGGTTTAGAACACGCATAGATAAATCCCCGTGGTTCGTTGGAAAGTACACGGAAAAAGCTTCTGAAATTAAATTTAATAAAAACATTACAGTACACTCAGGTCACTCAGAGCGTGAGGCATGGGAAGGATATAACGTAATCGTAGTTATTCTTGACGAAATTTCTGGCTTTAGTGTAGAAAATACAACTGGTCATGAGCAGGCAAAGACTGGAAGCCTTATCTATGAGATGTATCGTGCATCAGTAGATTCACGTTTTCCAGACTATGGCAAGGTAATACTGCTTTCTTTTCCTAGATATAAGAATGATTATATTCAGCAACGCTACGACGACGTAGTTGCAGAAAAAGAAGTTATTACTAGAACACATCATTTTAAACTAGACGATAATCTTCCAGACGGAACAGAGGGTAACGAGTTTGATATTGAGTGGGAAGAAGATCATATTCTGTCCTATAAGTATCCTAGAATGTATGCTCTTAGAAGACCAACATGGGAAATTAATCCAACAAGAAGTATCGATGATTTTAAAGTTGCGTTCTATAAAAATACTCCAGATGCACTAGGAAGATTTGCCTGCATGCCATCAGAAGCAATTGATGCATTCTTTAAATCTCGTGAAAAAATTGAAAAAGCATTTAGCAATATGTCATTAGCCGTAGATGATTTTGGAAGATTTGAAAACTGGTTTGCCCCAGATCCAGACAAAGAATACTTTCTCCATGTGGACTTAGCTCAGAAGCATGACCATTGTGCAGTTGCAATGGCTCATGTTCAAAAATGGGTAAATGTCAAAGTAACAGATACATATTCTCAGCCAGCACCCATTGTAGAAGTTGATGCAGTTAGGTATTGGACACCTACTCCAGATAAGTCTGTAGACTTTACAGAAGTTAAAGATTATATTTTGTCTCTTAGAACAAAGGGATTTAAAATTCGTGTGTGCACATTTGACCGTTGGAATTCTCACGATATGATGCAGCAATTAAAACAATACGGTATAAATACAGAGACACTGTCGGTTGCAAAGAAACATTACGACGATATGGCTATGGTTGTTGCAGAAGATAGATTGAGCGGACCTGCAATTAAATTACTTATAGATGAATTACTGCAATTAAAAATTATGAGAGATAGGGTCGATCACCCACGAAAAGGATCAAAAGACTTGGCTGATGCTGTTTGCGGTTCTGTATATAACGCAATTAGTAGAAGCAGGCCACAGAATAATGAAGAGATAGACATACATACCTACAGCTCTTTGAAGTGGGATAGAGAAAAAGAAGAAGACGAAATAGTAATGAACATGATAAGGCCACCGAGGATGCCTAAAAACTTATCAGATGTATTAGACGGAATGGAAATAGTATGAGTATATATCAAGAGAGAGCGAAAGAATGTAAGTGTTGTGGCAAGCATGTGCCTCTTCCTACAGTTTTAAAAGAATACAATGGCACCCTGCTATGCCCTACAACATTTTCTAATGTTATAGAATATAAAAGAATATGGAAGTCTTCTGGCTCCAGACCAATGGGAAGTGTTAGAAAGCATTTTTCTGAATACGTTCAGCAGTTAGTAGAAACAACTATAGATAAGAATGAGGACGGAACTATAAATGAGTCTTGAAGATAAAGACGACGACGAAGTACTTGCTTACTATTTAGAAATAGGAGTTGTTAATCTAGAGGGTATGGATGAAAATGGCGAACTTATTTATTCTATTGATCAAGAAATGGCTAAGGAATATGCTCCTGAGCTATGGCAGTCCCATATTGATTATGTTGATAAATCCTTAATGAATTTATATGAGGCGGGACTTGCAGAAATTGAGTACGATGAAGATTTGCAGGCAACAATACATTTGAGTCCAGAAGGACAAAAGTTGGCTAAAGAAATGGGCATGATAGAAATAGACCCTACTACATTTAGGGATATTCCAAACGATTAAAAATTATGATATAATTATATTAGGATGCCCATTAGGGGTCCTATAAATTAACTTATTCGCTTGAAGGAGGAATAATATGGTAACAACATATACATGGGATCTTTTCAAGGATCCTTTTTTTATTGGCTTTAATCGTGAAATTGAAAGAATGGCTAACGTGCACAATGCTGCATCACGCCAATCATATCCACCATACGATGTACTAAAGCTAGACGAAGATACATATCAGGTATCTCTTGCGGTTGCAGGATTCACAAAAGAAGACATTAGTCTATCTGTAGATAACGGAACATTGGTTATTTCTGGAGAAATTACCGAGATCACCGACGCAGAAGTTTTGCATAAAGGAATCGCTGCACGTAAATTCACAAGGTCTTTTGCTCTAGGAGAGTACATGGAAGTATCCAGTGCATCTCTTAAGGACGGAATGCTTAATATTAATATTATTAGGCTGGTTCCTGAAGACAAGAAGCCAAAGACTATCAAGATCAAATAAATAGTATAATAGAGATCTGCACCCCGTCACTGGGGAGTCGCAGACTATTCGGGTCGCTACCCGAAGGATGGACCTGAGCACGTCCCGAAACTGCTCATTAAAATTTAAGGAGAATCATGTTCGAGTATTATGTTAAAAAAGTTACTAAGATTGTGGACGGGGATACAATCGATGTAGAGATAGATCTTGGATTTGATATCTCATTTAGCTCAAGAGTAAGACTAGCTGGTATAGATACACCAGAAAGTAGAACTACAGATAAGATGGAAAAGGCATTAGGCCTTGAAGCAAAAGCTTATCTAAAGCGTGAAATTGAAGCTGCCAAAACTGTTGTTATCAAAACAGAAAAAATGGACTCATCAGAAAAGTACGGAAGAATTTTAGGTTGGCTGTTCCTTGATGGATCAGAAGTTTCTATGAATGAAAAAATGATTGCAGATGGACATGCCTGGGGATACTTGGGAGATACTAAGGTTAAAGACTTTAACGCCTTAGCAGAGAAGAGAAAAAAGAGCGGTAAGTAATGCCTGTATATGAATACAAGTGTGAGTGTTCACCAGACAGTATTGTTCCAAAAGAAAGATCAATAAATTCTATAGAACCTAACTATTTATGTAACGAATGCGGTAAAAGATTGCAAAGACACTACGGATCATTTGGAATTAAGTTTAACGGTTCTGGCTTTTATAAAACAGAT